CCGGCCCCGAGCGCAGCAAGGATTTCCGGCGGAATGCTCGGCGCTCCGGGCGCTGCGCCCATTGGGGTTGTCGGTTCCGGCTGTGACGGACCCGGCCCTCCGACCAAAGGCGGGTTCTGCACTTGCTCGGCGCTACCAAGATATTCCTTCGGGTCTTCATCAAACGCCTGAATCACATCTTCTGCGACCCGACGCATATTCGGAGTAACGCCACTCTGAGTAAGAAGCATATAATTCTGACCAAACCAATTAGCAAACGCAAGCGCCTCAGCACGGCGCTCCTGCCGCATAAGCGACTCGTTCGCATCTTCAACACGAAAATCGTACTGGCCTTGGATATCGGTAGGCGTAACAACACGCCAATCGTTTTCAGCCTCACGATCAATACGGATGGCGACCGGCCCCGGAAGCAACTGCTGATTCAGAGCAACCTGCTGCTCACCGGCTCGGCGCATCGCATACATAATCTGCTGCTTCATCCGAATGATGCGCTTTGCAGCCATGTTGCTAATGACCGAAATGCCGGTCGCCGTTGTCTGATCAATCTGCGTATTAGACGCGCCCGACAAGTAACCAACAGCGCCAGTAATGTTCTGCAAATCACCCTTAAGCATCTCCTCAGCCTGCACCGACGGCTGAAGAATGCTGATATTCGGCTGAAAGGCTTGCACCTGATCAGGGCGCAACGGAATAACAGCGCCCGGAAACAAACGAATGTCCTGCTGCTCCGTGTTTGGATCAACAAACATGGCAGCGTTAGCCATAAACTTAGAGTTATCAATGCGCTGATTCTGAAGTTCCCACAACGCAATCTGCAAATCACTAATGATCTCAACCATGCTCTTGCCACGAAACGAAAACGGCGTTGGCATGATATTGGCTACAACAAACGGAAACTCTCCATGCCAAAACGGGCTAACACAATCACGAATGATCGTATTCCGGTTAGCGACAACGGTAAGGCGCATTGTGTTTCCATCGCGCCACCACCACTCAACAACTTCAACACGATTACGTCGCTCCTTATCATCAGGAGCCATCGTGCTTGTCATCTCAACAATCTTGTCCAAATTCTCGTACACACCAGAAGCCTCAAGACTACGCTTTGACTCGTAAGTACGAAAAAACACATACTCAGCATCATCAAGGCTGGTAGCGTTGGAGTCCCACAAAAAGTGATTAGCGTCTACATTTACAAATCCGGGCTGCTGCCGATACGGCACTGTTTCAAACGGCTTACGCATCCCTAGCGGATCCGGCTTGTAATTCGGCGTAGGAACCTTACGCCACTCCTCAAGCCACGGAATCTTCGCAATACTAATTCCGCGAATAAGCGACTGCTTTACAAACAAAGCGTATTTCTCACCAAAATTATCCTTGTAACGCTGTTGCTTCAAAATATGCGTAAGCAGGTCTGCGCCCTCTTCGTGCTGCGGCTGAGCGGCAATTACGCGCACATCAGGATCATCATCAACAATGTTGGATTCAATAATGTCAATGATCTGGAGCGCGTATGGCGGGTGCAGGTCACTCTGCCATTCACTGTTAGATGGTTTGATGATTGCGTTGTAACCATCATCACACTTTTTGTAGAACTCGCGATTCTGCCTATGCTTTTGGTCGGACTGTCCCCAGCACTTTTGGAATCGGTCTAGAAGTTTCTTGGAGTCGGAGGATTCAATCACAGTTCGGCAGACCAGCCAAGATACGCCGTAGTTGTAGAGTTATTGGCACCCTGAGCGCCCTGACCGGCAACAAGAGTGGCGCCCGTAGTAAATGTAGTAGTTGCCGTATTCACAGTGGCATTCAAAAAAGTTGGAACACTTGTGCAGGCAGTAGTTGTTGCCAAGTTGGAAACACCATAATTCGCCGCCGTTCCACTCTGTTCAATAGCCGTAGGCGCAGACCTAAGCGTAACGGGGAACTGCGTATTGATAAGGGCAGTGGATGTAGTGCTAATAAATCCGTTTCCAAAACGCTGAGTACCAGACGCATACGGACCCAAACGATAGTAGTACCGCTGGCAACGGCCAAGTTCCTCGCCAAAATTGCGAACCTCGAAATCAGACGGAGCAGACGCAGGATCAACCTGCACACCAGTAATATCAAAATAATCAGCAGCGCCAGCCGTGCCAACTGGCGTAAACACAAACCGCACACCTAACTGCGTAATCGTGGTTGCGAGTACCGCGCTAGTTGTAATTGCAAACCGCTTCCACGAAGTTGTCAACACATTATTTGTAGTCGTATTCACCGTGTTTGACGTAAAGTTGCCAACCGTGTTGTCCGTGCCGGTACCCGTAACAATGTCCGACACAAGAAACGACGAAGCAGCCGAATAGTTAGCGCCAGCACGCGCCCAAAAACTTAGAGTCACATACTTACCACGAAACTGCTGAATATTCTGCGACTCAAAACTTGTCTGCACCGTATACGCAGTCGTGAGCGTCAGCGTATTCGCACGCTGCACACGAGTGTAATAGTTAAAACCAACAGGATCAGTAGACGTAATTGCCTGTCGAGTAAACGCCGCAGTGCTAGTCGTAGCCTGAAGGAACTGCCAACGATCAGCACCATAATTTGCGCCCGTCGTACTCGTCGCACTCGTCGGATTGAACGACGTTCCGCGCTGCCAAACGTCAAAACCGCCATTGACCACCACATTGCGACGATAATCGTGATCAGCAAGCATCCAACGCTGAGTACCATCAGCATCAGTCGTGTACTTCAACAACTCGTCAGTATCAGTCTGATAATAAAGTTGTCCAACAAACGGAGTCGCGGGTCGAGCGGCAAGAGTCCCAATCAGAACATTGCCAATACCTTGCCAAGCGTTACCACCCGTAGCGTTCGTCCATACAAACAACTCGTTAAGCGTAGAATCCCAAACTAGTTGCCCAAGAGTTGCCGTTGCCGCAAGCGTCGTACGCTGCGCAGTAGTAAGCGTTTGAATCTGATCGTTAGCAGCCTTAATGCCAAGGTCCATTGTGTTCATAACCGCAGCCGTCATTGGCGTAGTAATGTCGGGGTAGTCTATGAATCCTGCGGCGTATGGGCGAGTGTAAGGCATTAGTACTTAATGATGAAGTTGAGGACAATGTAGGCTGGAGTGTCGGTTGGGTTGCTTGAAGACGCTGCTCCTTGCGGGTTAACCTTAACACCAGTAGAAACAGAAGTCATATTCTGACTGTACTGAATAGTTCCCGGATTGCCCATTCGCCCATAACCACCGTCAGCAGGATCAGAAGTAGGGCACACGGCACCAAAGTGCGTATGCGTGGGATCGTAAATGGTGTGCTGATGCTTAGGCGAACGATTAGCAAGCGCCGAACCATCATTCTCGCCAATAGCATCAACATCAGCATTAGTGCCAAGACCAACAGGCATACGACCCTGAAGGTCAGGAAGATAAAAATTTCCCCCCGTATCCGTACCAAACTTGTTTGGCCCAATAATTGCATACAACGCACTATACGTTGACTGTGATACTTGGCTTCCGTTACATACTAGCCAGTTGGACGGAGCAGTTGCGGCAACGTAGGGAATAATTGTTCCAACAGGAACAACACTATTTAGAATAGTATTTAGACGCGACTCGTGATCCTGAATATCAGCACTAATGATGTTGTACGAAGAGGCGGCAAATGTGTCGCCAGCATTAACAGTGCTAGGAGTCGGGGTCGTGTACGTCACGCGGTAAGTGTATCAGTACAACGCGATGACACTAGCAGCGTCAGTACCAGTAACGCGAACCCGAGTAACCCGAAGGGGGGTTACGACGCCTGTGCGTACAGGAATCGTTACGGCAGCGGTGTCTTCCGAAAGAATAACACTAACCATTGCGTGCTGAAGGGTCGCGTGGTCAACCATGATTGCGCGAGTCGTTTCGACAAGATCCGTCGTGTTGTTTGGCGTGACGGCAATGGCGCGAGTGTAAGACGGAAGAGCAGCGTCTCGACTCTGAAAATTATTAGTAGGCACCAGCGCCACCACCCATCGACATACCATCCATAGGCGCAGTCGTGTTCGTATCCGCACCACTCATCATCGGCGTCAAAGGCGCAGATACGGCAGCCTCGCCAGCGGGATTCGGCGTCGGAAGCGAAGCGATAAGCATCATGATCTGCTTTTGCATCTCTTCCTGCATCATTGCCATCTGACGCTGATGATCGGCCATCTGAAGCGTCTGGGCCTGCGCCAACTGTGCCATACCCGGCATAGCAGCAACAGCCGGAGGCACAGCAGCGCCAGTCGGGGCCGGAGGAGTCATAGGAGCGCCCATCGGGGGCGGAGGAATCATCGGGCCAGCGCCCATCATGCTCGGATCAACAGCCATGTAATTAGTGTAGCACCTACTCCTGCTCGGAGTCTGGTGCCTCCTCGGCGTCCTTGCTCTTCATATACATCGCAAGAGCCTCACCAATAAGCATCTGATACTCAGCACACTTAGGACAATGCTCCGAACCGTATTCTGCCTTGTCTTCCATCATGTCTTCCTTACCCATTTCTTCTTCAGGCTTCTGATACGACATGGCGTCATCCATTGCCTCGTTACGCGACATAGGCTTCATGCGCATCAACGCAATACTAATTTTAGGATCGTTCTTCTTTTTAAGTTTATCTAGCGGAGCCATTAGCGCTTAACGGACTTCTTCTTTGCAACAAGGCCCTTAGCAAGATTACGAAACTTACCCTTGCTCGGCATCGGACCCTGCTCAGCCATCGAATCCATCATGCTCTGCTTGGTCATATCACCCGCAACGTTCGTGTGCATAAACGGACGGCTTCGATCATTGGGATCATATTCAAACGCTGGCATGATAAAAGTGTAACCTACTTACCGGACTTTGCGCGACCAGCCGCAGCACGACGCTGAAACTCTGCCGCGCCTAGTTTCTTACGACCAATATAAGCAGCCAACGCTTTAGGATCACGCGAACCTTTCGCGCTCAACGACTTCACAAGTTTGTCGTACTTCGACATAACCATACGCAGAACTATACTCTACTTACCAGACTCTCGAAGTTTACTCGCAAGACGCGCACTCCACGACGCGCCAGTATCGCCACCCCACGCTTGCCACGCCACATACCCCGGCGTTTCTTTACCAGCCGCACCCCAATTAGGTTTGCGATCAACAGCGTGCCTGCTAAAAAACGAGTGCATACGCATCACATGATCACGAGTAAGCGGCGCACCAGCAGCAATCTTGCGTGCCCGGTCAGCGGTCGCAGGCTCAAAACCATCACCAGCCTTGCCCTTAGATACGAGTTCTAGCCCGCGCCGCGCGGCACTGCGAGCGCCACTAGGCGGAACAAAACCAGCCACAATCAGTCCTTGCGGCCCTCAGACTGAATCTTCGCCCACTTCTTAGCGCCATACTTACGACGCTCAATCCACGCAGCAAGCGCATTCGGATCACGAGTGCCCTTAGCCGCCAACTTACCAGCCAACTTTTTAAAGTCGCCTTTTTTGTAATCAGTACCTTTAACTGGCATACGAGAATCATACATGCTACGGTGCCGTGGCGGCTAGGAGAAACCAACCCTCACCCGCTCACTCGCGGATCTCCTAGCCGCGTCCAACCACAATTTGCGCAAAATTATTGTTTATTAAATCTTGGTGGAACGCTTAAGAAAATCGCTAAAGGAACGGTCAGGGTTTTTTAGGAACTCTTCAGTTCCGCCCTTTGTAGAGCCGGGAAGATACTTTCTTCCTTGTGCGTCAATAGACCATGCGCGAGGAGATGGCCTACTGGGTGATCCAGAATTAATTACACTTGCGGCTTTAATTGCTTCACTTTTTTTAATCATGTTTCGAATTAACGCACCATAAATATGGCCTTCATTTGTTGGATCAAACCGGCCTTGTCCTTTTGCAACTGTTTCCAGTACGGAAGATTTTTGTTTTCTTTGTGGCGCTTCCGCTTTTCTCATCATGCGGTTTCCGCCCTCTAATTCTAATTTTTGTTTTCCGGGCGCGTCATCCATATAAAAATTATACCTAATGCTTGCCCACAATAAAGCGCGGCGCACGTTTCTGCATCGACGCCTCAACCTTAGGCTTAGGCTTTTCCACAAGACGAATTGGAGACTGCGCCTCCTGCTGCCACACAGCCTGCGCACCAGCCATAGCCATCACAAGATCATCATGACAACCCTCATCAGCCTCTGGACGCGGCTCCTTACCATTACGATCACGAAACACAAACGTCCGGACCTCATCAATAAGCAACTCACTCTTGATTCGGTGCGGCTCGTCACGAATAGCAGCCTGCAAAGCAGCAAGCATCATCGGACGAGTAGCGCTAGTCGTGTTCCAACCAAGCGTATTGTCCATACGAGTCTTTACACCAATCGGATTATTCGGACGCCAAATACGCGGATACCCCATAACGTTCTTTAACTGGGTAAGAACAGCAGCACCCGGCCCGTTTCGCTCAACAGCAAGGATCGCATCGTTATACAAGCGGCCAAGACGCGCAAGATCATCAGCAAACTCGTCAACATCCGCCCGATACCGCACTTCGGCGACCTGTACGCCATTATCTAGGCGTAGAACTTGTGCTACAGAGTAATCCGACCCGGAACCCGTGCCAATACGGGACTCTCGGCGCTCATACTCGTCAAAACTGACTGATCCGGCCACGTCAGCAAAGATTAGGTAGCGCACGCCCGCTTTTGGTGTTTCCCACATGCGCATTCCACCACGAGACTCCTCATAAAATTCAATTCTGCCGCCCGGAACGGGCATTCCCCGCACAAAACCACGCTTTTTAAACGGCTCTGCTGAAAGATTATCCAAAAAATTAAAAAATTGGCGACCAGTAGTCTCACAAAACTCGCCAAGAACACGAATCTTGTACGCCGCAGAGTCCTCACCCCACTGTTGCTTGGCGTCTTGTACCCATTCTTCGGTAATAAGGGCGCGTTTTGCTTCTTTCGACACGCGCTCACCAGTAAAACAGGGCGCGTCAAAGGCGCTCATGTGTACTGGGTACCATCCAGAGTCTTTTTGGAACGCTTTGTAGAACGTTCCGGTAGGTCGTGTCGGGTTTCCAATCAACAAGACTCGTGCTTCTTCTGCGGTAAGGAAACCTTCCGACGCCTCGTAGATAGCCTCGTCCACACCACTGGCCTCGTCAACGACGAGCATCATGCGGGGAGCGTGGTGGCCCTGAAACCGCTCTGGCTTGTCCGTCGAAAGGCCCATAGCGAACCAGTCCGAACGGACTTCTAGCGAGGATTTGAAGATCTTGCCAAACGCTTTCTCGCCGCCCGGAATCTTCGAATGCCTGACGGCGATCTCGCGCCACAACAATTGTTCAACCTGACTCCACGTAGGAGCAGTAGTAATAACACGACACGGACCTTCCGTCATAAAGTCAAGCACCGCCGTAGCCGCTGTTGCCGTTTTACCAACACCGTGACAAGAGCGAACAGCGACACGCTTATGCTTACGCAACGCATTAAGAATCTCACGCTGTTTACTCCACGGCTCAAACCCAAACAGATTCTTAGCCTTCCACACCGGGTCAGCCATCTTCGCACGAATCTCTAACGCAGCACGATCAACTTCACTACTCACTTAGTGCCCCCAGAGAGACTCGAACTCTCACGCCTCGCGGCAACGGATTTTGAATCCGTCATGTCTACCAATTCCATCACAGGGGCAAAACTAGTCAAACTAGGCTGCATCATCCGGCTCAACAACGACCTCGCCCTCAACCTCAAGCGCAGCACGCGCCTCCTCAGCCGGAATCTGCGCCAACTGCATCAACGAAAGAGTCTGCGGCCCAACCTCATGCTCCACAACCTCCTGCTTATGAAACCCAAAACTACGCTCCAACTGCCACGCCGCAGGCTTCCAATCACCATTCTCCGTCGCCTCATTCATAACGCGCAGATTCTTCTTCATATGCTGCTTCCGCGCCTCATAAAACCGATCAGAAAACTCGATATACGACGGCTTCTCACGCAAACGACCACCACGCAACGCAGTCACAAACGTATGCTCCGA